CCCAACCCACCGCTAGGTAAGTTGCTATTCCTGCTGCTAGAAAGGATCTTGCCCAGCTTGCGGCTACTGCCTTTGCTTGTTCCATTGATGGGTTCTCCTGTCAATAAAGGGATTCTGAACATGCTGCCATCATGATCGCCCTTGGCAGTAAAGCTAACGTGCATGTGTGTCTTATGTGGGTTGATGCCCTTGTATTTGCGCCACTTGTAATTACCACGCCATGACGCAATCTTGCCGTTAAAGATTATGTAAGAAATTCGTTTATCAGATCGGGCAAGTAATCGAAGCTGATCAGCAAGGTCATACGCTTCGGATTTGTGGGATCTAAGATCAGCATCAATGTCGATGGCACGTACAATGCCCTCAGCAGAAGGATTGTGATCGGACTTACGAGCAGCATGCTTCGCATCACCGATCCAGCCATCACTAACTCGATCTCTATCGGGGAACGCATCGTCTATCTGCTCGCGTAACTGTTGCCCCGCTTTGCACAGTTTAGCCAAGACCTAATACCTTTAAATCATCAGCAGATAATCCCAATAAAACTAATTTTGCTTCGGCAGCGGCTTTTTTGTCGGCTAAATCCTTTGCTGCTATTTCATTGGCATCTCGTTCGGCGGCTAGTTCTGCCTTATCTTTTTCGGCTTGTGCAATTTCATCAGAAGTCGCATCGCGAATGATTTCTTCGCCTGTTTCGCAATTAATTTCTTTGATTTTCATTTTATGCAACTCCATATAAATAAATTGTTCCACCGGTAAAATTATTACCATTTGCATCAAAAATTGTTAGAGAAGTAACGGCTGCTTGAGAATCAATTAATCCTCTAAAAATTCCCATTTCCATAGCAGAGCCAGTATCCGCATTTGCGCTACCTGTTATGACTTGGTTAAGGCTTTGGGTGTAATCATAAATCCAGAAATCTCCAAAATAATTACGCCAAAGATTTGTGGCACTAGCAGTAATATTTCCACAACGGATTCGGCTCAATGTTAAAGAATTAGAACTTCCACTTACTGTAGAACCGTTTAGTTTAATATTCCAGTTTACATAATCGGTTGAAGTATTACCATTGATTCTTGCACCAATATCGATGCCCGATGCTGCTTTTAGATTTTTTATCGAAACCAAAAGGTGTTTGTAGCTTTGACTGATTGAACTAAAGGTTACAGTTGAAACTCCTGAAGGACTGGTTGAACTAATCAATGTGACCCCGCCGCCGGAACTAGCCGTTGCCCATTTGACCTTATATGGACTGACTGTGGTATCAGCGGTCAATACCTGACCAGTTGTACCAATTGGAAGGTTATCAAATGTTCCTGACCCAGTTCCGACAATAATATCGCCAGCAGCGGTTATTTCTGTTGCCATTGAGTTTGTTATTGTTACCGTGCCGGATGTACCGCCGCCGCTAATTCCTGTCCCAGCAGTAACGCCTGTTATGTCACCTGAGTTTCCAATTCCTACCCAAGCAGATCCATCATAAACTTCTGTGGCGTTTGTGTCTTTAAGATAAGAAACCATGCCTTCAGCTAAAACGCCACTAAGGGCAGTTGTGCGAGCGGTTGCATCGGCAAAAACCATGACCACTTGCTCTTGTAAATATGTGTTAACTTGGGCAGCCGTAAGCACGTCACCCGTGTTAAATAATTTATAACCTGCGCCTGCCATGTGTCTCCTTAGTAGCTGAGGACGTCCTCGCCTAGTATACCGCTAATCGCGCTATCTAACACGAAACCGGCTAACAAAGGCTCGGATGTGAATAGGGTTGTATTCCAAGATGACTTGGTAATATCGTGGTGAATAGCGTTAACGAGGCTTGGCTGTGTCACGCTGGTAGATCCGGGCATGGTCTTTGTGACCGTGATGCCGTCTAGTAGTTCAATGTCAACGCCTGCTTTAGGCTTGTTTGGGTTAGCATCATCGTAAAGATTAAGTTGGATGCTATCAATGCGAATCTCGGGATCTTTGCGTGTGGCTAGGATACCCTGCGCTTGATTTAAGGCTTCAGCATCGGTTTGGACAAGGATGCCGTCACGCTTGCCTGAGTGCAAGAAATAGGTGTCAATGCTTGGTTGGTCAAAGACATTCTGAGCCGTACCGCCTGAACGCGTGACCGTGACGTCATTGATGAGATTTGTATCGTCATAGGCAACCACAGCATTTGTGTATGAGATGTCGCTGCCAGTATCGGTGAACGTATAGATGGACGTGGCAGGATTGCTAATAAGGTTGTTGCGGCTAATGAAGCGCACCTGAGATTCAGCGTCAATAAACAAACCGCCAAACTCGCTGTTCTCGACCGTCTGTAATGCCTCTAAAACGTTCCTAGCGGTGCCGGGATCGGCTTGAAGGGTAGAATCCCCAGCGTCCACTTCTCGAAGGCTTACAGGCCAATCTACGGCGTCTAAAAGGGCATTTACGCGAGCCCCTGAGAGTTGCCCTGCGCCTGCACCTGCTACGGTGCTAATTGCTGAGCCTGCCAGCAACTTAAACGCATCGATGCACTTAAGGGTTACTGAGCTAACATCCTCGTTGCCCTGTCTAAAACCTGTGTCATAGTCCGTGATGTAACCTGAAAACAGGTAATAGTCCACGCCTAGGTATGTTGCATAAATAATGATTTGACGCAAAGGTTTGAGATTGGGGTAATACGCACCTGCGGTGTTAAGCGGATTCCAGTCGCCATTCTGATCGTAAAGTATGACGTCTGCGCTACCAAACTCAAACTTACTTGTGATGCGGTTACGTCCACGCCTAATCGCTACTCGATAGACAAGGTCAGTAATCTCAACAGGTAGCGTGCCTGAGCCTAAACGGTTTGTACCTAGTATGCCTTCAGTTGCAGACCCAAGAATCAGCGGATCGGTCTCAAAGGCTGTGTCGCTATCAAAGTCGACAAACACGCGCAGGGTAGGTGCTGGCATTAGATGGCAATCGAGCTGAGCAACAATCCCTGCCCGGCTTTCTGGTACTTGTAAAGGTTGTCAAGAATAATGGTCGTCAAATCTGAATCGCTAGTGACATTACCCTCAACTGTAACATTGACGGTAACCGATGGATCGCCGCCTGATTCGGCAAGCAAAAGGTCTGCTAATGCTAACTCAGATTCGGCTAATGACAAGATAGCGTCTGCATGTGCTTCCACAGCAGGGGTAATAATTGGATCTCCAGCCAAGTAACCCGCAATGGCAGCATCGCTGAGCACAGAACTTGATGATGCGTTTCCAGTCATTGTCGGTTGTCCAGCTAAAGCACCATTGATGTAGACATTGTTTGCGTCAACATCCATGCGATCAATTGTGGTAACCGTCATAGTTTTTTGATCTAACTTTAAACCTTTTTCAGCAAACAAAGTCTCAATAGGTACGTTGATCTTTAACTGCTTCAACAGTTCTTGTATACGTGCGATAGTGCCCGGCCAGTCAGCAAACGGATCTCCAACCATTTCATCAAGACTATCAAGAAGGTTAGCCAATTCCATTGAAGCGGCTTGGGCTTTGATTAGTTGACCCTCAAGAATGATGGCACGCTTTACGTCCTCGTCCAGTAACGCTTGCATCAATTCTAGGCGAAGGCGTTCTTCTTCGTTGACCGCTCTGCCTAACGCAGCGGCAATGCCAATGCGCTCCAAATCAAAACGTTTGGCAATCTCGCCTAGGATTCCTTCTTCTTTTTTCTTCTTGTTCAATGCTTCTTGTGACTTAACTTGTTTCTTTGTCAAGGCTAGTAACTCTTTAGCACGTTTCGCTGCATCTGCTTCCGCCTTGGCACGTGCCTTGTCAATTTTGACCTGCGCATCGGTTGAACCGCTTATGGTCATAGGTGTTCTAAACGGTGCAGGCTTTGGCTTGCCTAATGACGCAAACGCTCCAAACAGATTGCCTTCACGTAGAAACGCAGTTCCAAACTCACGCACCATTGGAAAATAACTGCTGAGATCTCTGAACGTAGCAACTAGTCGAGCAACGCCTCTAGTTGTGTCTGCAACGGAATCGCCGAAGCTATCCATTGCGGTAACTCCACCGCCAATGCCATTGTTACCTGAGAGAATCTGGAACGCATCAACTAGACCCTTGCCGATAGTTTCCTGCATGTTGGCATACGCAACATTAAGCATTGCTACTTTGCCAGCATAAGTGTCTAAGTAGGCTGCGTTTTGTCCAGCAAATTGTTTAGCCAGTAACGCTTGAACGTCTGCAAACGCTGTGGTTTGCAATTCGGCACGTGATAAGCCGATGTTATATTTCGCAAGGCTTCGCGTATTTCCTACGTATGCTTTGCTTAAATCGCCTGCAACGCTGACAACATCAACACCCGATCCTGCTGCTACGTCTAACGCCAAACCTAAAAGTTCTTGTGCTTTTGTAACGGATCCTGTTGTGGTCAATAATGATTGAAACGCAGGTCGCAACGAATCATCGAGCACACCGCTTGCGGCTTCCATGTCTGCAATAAACTGCGTGACGCGTGCATCCTCAAATGCTAACCCTAGATTGCCTAGGCTTTGGCTCAATCGTTTAGCGGCTAGTTCATCTTCACCAAATGCTTTAACAGCAGCCTTGCCAAACTGATAAACCTCGCGTACAGATAAAACACCGACAAGGGTTTTGCCTAATTGCTTAAGATTGTGGTTGAGCGTGCCTGTTGCTTTCTCAGCTTGCTTGAAACCTTTATCCTTAAACTCTGAGGCTATATCAATGCGAATGTTAGACATTAGGCAGCCTTTCTAACCGTGGCGCGCTCTTTGAATAATCTTGACGCTTTGTCAATGGCACGGAAAACGCCATCTAGGGCTTTGCCTTCGTTTTCTGCATAAGCAGCAAAGAGGATACGACCTGTTGACTTTTGGCGACCATCATGCGACTTCATTGCGCCAATGCCGTTCATGCCTGCAATAAATCTTGCCCCTGCTTGTGGGTTGTTGCTTTCGCTTCGAGAACTGCCACTTGCACCGCTGAGTCTGCCTGCTGTTTCGGCAATAGCACCGCTAGCAGACTTATTAAGCAATGAGTAAAGGCTAGAGAAACCTGACTGATTACGCTTGCCACGACCTAGTGAATAAGTTAATCCACGGCGTATAACCCGAGCATTGTATTTAGGAAATGCACGTGCACGTGATGTACGGCTTGCAGATTCGACACCTTTATCTTGCCAGTTGTAAAGACCGCCGGGAGATTGGCTTGGCACTTTTGCTTTCGCGGCGTTTGTTACTTCCTTCAATGCAACGCGAATCTCATCGTCCATTTGCTTGCGAAGGTCAGGCGAAAACTTCTTCAAAGCCTTCTTAAGCTCTGGTACGCCTTCGACCACGACTGGCATTTTCCCTGTCTTTCGCTTGTTGCTTTAGAACCTCATAAAAGGCTCTCAGCAAATCTGAATCCATGTTAATAAACTCGCTAGGCGCGATCCCTGTATGAACGCTCAACTGAGCGATCTTATACGTGAAGGAATCGCGCGTTAGCCATTTGGGGAATCGCCTGCTACCACGTCCACCGCAGCTAGTGTGTCCAGAAACGCTGCGCCGAATGGTTTAACGTCTGGAGCATCTGCGCGGCGCAGACATTCCCAAGCTAGCCAATAAATATGCTCTTGTTTTTCATCTTCTCTAAAAGCCTTGTGAAAGCCTTTACGGAATTGCTGCTCAAAAGCATATTCCACAGATGGCGTAATTGAGTGTTCACTCTTTGTGCCATCAGCCCTTGTGATTATTAACTTAGCCATGCCCATTTACTCCTTGTTTAGAATGTACCTGAATCTGAAATCGTAACAGCAGAGTTTACTGTGAAAGTAATGTCCTGTGTTCCGATGTCGCCAACAGCACCGTTAATTGGTGTGAGGTTGTTGACCAAGATGTCAAAGGTGTAAAGCGGATTGGTTGCACCAACCGCAGTAGCCTTTTCCTGCAACATCTTTACTGCAACGGTTGTACCAAACGCTGCGCGTAGTGTTGCCATTACGTTTGATGCTGCTGTGTCATTTAGGAACGATACGGTGAGAGTTGCGCTCTCTAGTCCCTTGACAAACTTGTGCGCGGTGTCACCCATTGCGGTGACTTCGAGTTCATCTGCTACCTGATTAAGGGTAACGCTGGTTACGTGGTCGCTAAGATCGATGGCGTTGATCTTGAGTCCGACCTTATTATTTAAGAAAACTGCCATTTGGCTTATTCCTCATCTTTCTTAGCGGTTGATTTTTCTGGTTTTGCGACTGGCTCTACTTGACCGATTTTGATCAGAAAAGCCTCGCGCTCTTTGTCTACTTCAGCCATTTTAGCTCCAATCTGAGAGAACGCTGATAGATACTTCACCGGATAGAAGATCGCCTGCTATACCGGTCAAGACTGCTGGTGCACTAAACGTGCCAATTGTATAAGCGAGCGTAGACGCTTCCAACTTATTTACAATGTTTAAATAATAATCTTCGATGTTTATCAAGTTGCCTTGATTGTCAAACATAGGCGCAAGCACAATGAGCTTGAAATTGACCTTAGGCTTTACCGTTTTGTAATGGTCATTGCTTGGCTCAATGTAAGGATCGCCGGGTTGTACCACGATGCTGTTAGCAAGGGGTGAGGCAGGTGGGAAGGAAAACACCTGCCACACCGCATTATCAGCTAGTGCAGTCGCGATTGTTCCACGTAGGGTAGAGATTGCTGACATTATCCTACTTGACCGCCCGGTGCTAGATGATCCGCAAGCAAGCCTCGAACGCGAGCCATAAGGGTATTACCCATGCGATACGGTGAAGGTTGAAAATCAGGTGAAATGCCGCCAGCGTTTGACGCTTGACGTGCTTGCCAAATATCCACAGCAATCATGAGCGTAGCTTGATTGACTTCTGGAAGCGTGGCGTAATCAACCGCTTGAGCCGCAAATATGCGACCGTACGGAATAACTTGATGGTAAGGCTCAGTCACAGACTGGCTAAGATTGAAGGTCACAGAATGACCATTGACAGCCGTTAAAGTCTTTGAGCCGTTAAAATGTTGTCTTACGTTTTCAATGGTGACAGTTTGTCCCACGTAAAACTGATCGGCGGTTGTAGGCAGAAATACCTTGCCGTACGTTCCAAATCCTTCTAAAGCCACAACAGGCTGATTGTTAAACCATAGTTTTTCTTTGACGATATTTTCCGCAGCTTGGCAAACTTCTTCAACAACGGCAGACGTGTACAAAGCACCTATCCCAAGTGCGCTGCGTAATTCGGCTTCGGTCACGTATGTTGCCGGCATTGTCTTTCCTTTCCTATGTTAGCCCCGGCGCAAGGGCTGTGCGCCGGGGTAACTCAAACGATCTAGTTAGTTAGATCAGGACTTGTTGAACCAGTTGACACCGGCAGCAACCTTAGTTGCCAACGCGCCAAAGCCATAGTAGCCGAGATCGACTGTTCCATCGCTGTTGACGTTGGTGCGAAGCTGGAAGCGTGGTGATTCGTACCATGTGTAAGAATCAGGATTGACAACCGCCATGGAGTAATCAGCAGTTCCATCTCCACCTGTACCAGTAAAGTTACGTGATACGTAAAGGTCAAGACCTGCAACGGTTCCACGAAGGCTTTGTGGGTTAACTGATCCACCTGCGTTTTGTGGGTTTGCTGCGTTGTAGATTGGGCGACCTGAATCGTTGTAGCTCATGATGTTAGCCCATTGTTCAGGGGTAACGAGAAGGTTGCGAGCAAAGCCAAGTGATGCTGTGTATACAGCGGCAGCACCAGAAGCAAGGTACTCAAGCAAACCAGTTGCGCTGTTTGCCTTTGCGGTTGCGTTAAGTGTTCCTGCTGCTTGGATTGCTGTTGCTACGTAAGAATCTGTTTCCTTAGCGTATGCGAACTCCATTTGACGAACGAGTTCATCAAAGAATGTTGGCGATGAACGCTCGATAAGTTCTACGGTTGTGATTGAACGTCCCTTGAATGGCTTGACGTTTACGGTGATGTAAGAAGCTGTGAGCTGTGTGTCAGCAATAGCTTGATCTTCATCAATCTGGTCAACAGTTGGGACAGCGGTGATCTTTGGAATTTCAAAGGTCATACCTGCATCTGGCAAAGTACCGCGTGAGATTGCATCGATTACCCCACGATCAGCGTTTGAAAGAGGGTTTACAACCTCTGTGAGCTGACGGGTAGGAATCATGCCCGGTGCTGTTGTTGTTTCGTTGTCTGCTGCACGAACGTACATTGCAGCATCTTCGTCACCAAGGAACTTCGCGCGTAGAGTGTTTTCAAGGTACTTAGCCTTTGTGAACTCTAGGCGTGGCTTGGTGTAAATCGGTGCGCTAACAGTTGGGCGAGCAGCCTCTACCGCAGGGGTTTCGACCACAGGCTCAACGGTTGCGGTGTCTGGAGTATTCTCCACGACTGCCTCGCTTTCGTTTTGGGTTGTTGTTTCTTTTGCTTCATCTTCTTCCGATGCAGCAACGCTCAACACTTCCGCGCTCTTAAACGCGGCAGCTTGAACAAGACTCGTCTCCATCATTTTGCTTGCAAGCACGCGATAGACTTCGCCATCACGCTTGCCATCAACAACTTCTACACCAACAGACAATCCGCTGCGTAGTTGCTCAGATGCTTCAATAAGTGCATCATTTCCGCGTGTTGTGTTTGAAACTTTGAACGTGGCATAAATGCCATCTTCCTTTTCACTAAAACTTACAAGGCGACCGATAGGCTTCTTTGGATCGTGCTCAAGTAATAGTTTTGGCTTAGGGCTATCAGGAATCTCAATAGATCCTTTTTCAAATACCACTTTGCCGGCGGATGTATGTCCAATCTCGCCGCCGAATGGCACGATTTTGCCTGAGATAGTGCGCTCACTAATTGAGCACTCAATATCGCTAGAGAATGTTAGGTGCATCTGATTCGTTTCCGTTCGGTGATAGGTTTTCCATTTCCATTGCATCTTCAACGGAAATCAAACCTAGGGTTAGCATCTTTTCAATAACCATCAAACGCTCAAGAGCATTGACAGCTAGGAAAGCATCTTCAACATCAAACTTGACAATGTTGCCACGTGCTGTGATGTCATCCATGCTTAAACGATCTTCAATGGCGTGGATGTATGGTGCAAGAGATAGCGAAACAAATTGGCGGCGTTCATCTTGTACGTTTGCATAGGTCATGCTGTTGTTCATGTCTGCGCTGATGTAATACGCAGGAACATTCATTAAACGTGCAACTTGCGTTGACATGTTTTGGATTAAGTCAACATAACCCATGTCTTTAGGGCTAAAGGATGTCGGCACGTAATCTAACGTGCTTGTTAAGTAAGCTGTTGAACGCTGTGTTCGCGCCGACTTCCATGCAGCGAGGATTGCATCAACTTCTTCCTTGCTAAGATCCGCGCCTGAGTTTTTAATGACACCTGAAGGCATAGGTGTACTTGTAGCCACAGCAGTAGCTTTGTCAAGATCAATTGCTGCGCGCAATGTGCGTGCGCCGCGAGCTAGAACGCCTTCATCTAATCCTTGGAATGTAATGAGCGAGCCAAGACCGCTATTAGGTACTTGCTTGCCGTCTACGTAATAACGTGTGATGTATTCGCTAACGGGATCTGTATCAAATGACACACGACCCGGTGCAATCCATTCAAAACGTGCAGGGCGACCATCATCGAAATAAACTTCAGTTACGCGCCAATATGCAACGCCATAAAACAACAATGAATCGACAGTCCATGCAAGAGTAACGCTGCGTGGCTGTGCTGCTGCTGGTTGGTCAATCCAAATCGGCTTGCCGAGTTTCTCACCGGTAGATTTCTTGTAAAGCTCTAGCGGAAATGTTGCGATAGTGCCAGCAATCAAGTTACGGCATCGAGCAACAGCAGGAACGCTAATAGCTTCTTCACGACCAACAGCGGTGACAGCAATTGGAAGAAAATAGTTAAATGAATCCGTCATCAATGGCGGATTTAGTTGCGCCTCAATTTTCGTAGGGCGGAAACGATCAAATAGACCCATCCTCTAAAGGATACCATACAAATCGGACATTTAGGGCATTTAGATAAATATCTGTGGCTTACTTTGTGGTTTGTTGAACTGGTGCACAATCATTGCCAAGCAGATAGCGGCAGTCACGTCACCGGCAGACTTACGGCGCACAATGCGCCATCCTGCATCTGTTTCCTTGGCAGCGCAGTTGTTTATCGAGTCCACTAGCGACTGTTGCCCGTTATGCACAAGCCGTGTGTTGACAATGGAGTCAAGCAGATCTGAACAAGCTTGGTAAAACACCTGCCCTGACATGTCTTGTATTTTGTAGCCGGTTTGTGCTAGGCGTTCAGCAACGCTCATAGTTGTATATTTATCGAAGCAAATTAGCCGCGGCTTGTACTGTTTAGCCCATTCTGCTATCTCAGCAGCCATCTTGAGTTCATCTATCGCCACGTGTGACTCAAATTGCGCCACAACCCCTACACCTATCTTGCCGTCATCAAGCATCTGCCCAGCTACTAGGCTTGCCTGCTTTTTGGTCACAGATATATCAATGCCGAAGATTGTTAACCTACCGGGCTCAAGTTTAAGATCCTGCACCGTCAAATCCTCAAAAGCTCGATACGGGAACGGCGATTTAAGCGCGCTTACCCATTGGCACAAGGTTTCCGTGCGCGAGCTCTCAACGCTGGATGTTGCAATAGCTTCTTCAATAGTGGCTTCGTCTATTAAGTAGCCAAGTGCCGGGTTAGCCTGATACCACGCGTTTTTATCTGTTATTTTGGCAAAGTCATCTGCCGAATACTCCCAATAGCCAAGCGTGCGTGGTGGGTAACTTAAAGCTCTTGTGCGTAGGTCATTAAGTACGCTGCTAAATGCGTCCCCTGCGTTACTGCACAGGAATATCTGACTATTAGGCTTGGCACGGGTAATCGGCTTTGCTGCCGTCCATGCTTCTTCGCTGATTTCACGTAACTCATCCACAAAGAGCAGATCCGCGGTCTTACCACGGGATCCATCTCGAGTCGCCGCGACTATCTCGTATCGAGCCCCCGATATGAGCTCTATCGATTCCTGACCATTAGCCACGCGGATCTGCTTGACTTGTGCTGCTAGTAACGCGTTCTCTTCAATCACGTCACAGACCTTGCGAAAGGTGTCCAAAGCCATGCCGCGATTAGAGGACATTGCCACGATACTACGCTCACCGAAAAGAAACAAGCCGGCAAGGATGCGAATACGAGCTAGGTGCGTTTTACCGTTTTGACGTGCAATCAATAGCAGATTTGTCTTGCGTATCCATTTGTTTTCTTTGTCTACCTTGAGCATGTCTGTTAACACGTGCTCTTGCCACGGCAGCAAGGTCATGGGTTCACCGTTGACTTTTAGCGGTTCCATCCATTTCTTGACCTCATCAATGCGAGATGCGCCTTTAAGCGGTGCGTTGCTGAGTCTTGGCTTTGTGCTGCCCTTGCGCGTAGCCACTTTCAATTAGCCCCCAACTGGTCTGGAGTATTGAACGGTGAGTCTTGATCAATCCGGACTGTTGTATGTCCATTTTGCACCGATTTGAACTGATTGTCCGATTTTGGGGAGATTTTGAACGGAAAGGCAGGGGGGGTAGACCGCTGTGCTAAAAAAACGGCTTCATCCTTATCCTTCTTCTGAATATTGCATCGTCTACACGCAGCAACAAGATTGTCGTGCGTATCTTCGCCACCCTTGACCTTCGCAACAATATGATCAACTTCATTAGCCACGTCACCACAATAAGCACACGTGTAAGCATCTCGTCTAAGTATCTCAAGTCGTATCTTCTTCCAATGAGCTGTGCTTCTATATGGCTTTAGTGCCATCCCTTACGCTCCCAATGTTTCAAAGCTTTACACGTATCACCTTTATATCGATGCTGAATGTAATTTAAGTGTGCATCGATCTGCTTCATAGGGTTAAGTGTGCCATACCACTTAGACCGCATCTGACCTAAACCGTAGTGCGATCCATTCTTCGCCCGATAGTCCCACCGAGATTCGTGATGTATAAGCCAGTTATAGCATTGAAACTGATCCCAGTTTAGTTTGTTGTATGCATATAACTTTATATTCATAACGTTAACCGGCTTTTGTTTTGCAGTTGATTCTTGTGTTACGGCAACGCTTTGTGTCATTGCTAAAGCCAAAATGACAATAACTCGCCCTAATGCTCGCCTCGCGGCAAAGCTGCCTCTCAGGCTTTGCGAGAGTCTGAGCATAACATGCTTGTCAAGTCGATAACAAAACCGCAGGTCAGAGGCTTGAATTGTCGACATTTTATTTATTGTCAGTATTCTGTGGATCTTCAATGTGTGCCATTCTTTCAATTATCAAATCTGTAATACCCCAAGCTCTTGCCTGTTCCCACATGGTTTGTCTGCAATCGCGGCATGTAGCCACATCCTCAAGCATAATTTTGTATGCCGTAACCAAACCCCATGTTTGCCATTTGTGAACGTTGTTAGGCATCTTTCCCCCATCCACTACCCTTGAAATGAGTGCTAACAGGGAACCAGATGCGCCACATGTAGACACCACAATCAACGCAGATAAGCTGCTTAGGATCGCTGGTCTTTAATGTTATTTCTTCGATTTTTTCGCATCTGTCGCATTTAAATTCGTAGATTGGCATTCCTCACACCTTTCTCGATTACCATATATCCACAAGCCACAGCCGTAGCAACGGTGTATTAATAACGGCTCAGTAGCCATTTGCCTTGAGTAAATACACAAGATCTTCCAACCGGACAACGGCTACCCAATCATCAATAACCGCTACTCCTTGACCATTGAGGCGCATGACGGCTACGCCTAAATTGCCCTCTTTCTTGCGGTCTTTGAGCTGCTGCATGGCTGCTTTAGGATCAAAACCTGCTCTGGCTTTGACTTCTATATCCAAGCCTTCAATGCCTTGAATATCTGAGCCTTGAGCACCTGAGCCCACCTCGTGTGCGTGTATCCATCCATGAAACCGCAAATAACCTGCTAACATACGCTCTGTTTCGCGTCCACGTACTTTGCGAGACTTACTCACTAGTTACTCCTAACATGACAGGTGCGACATTCGCAAGGCTTGACTGCCCCCGCAGTTATAGGCTCATTGCAATTGTCGCACACGTCTAGGCGTGCGTCTAATACCAACATCATTCATCACCCCGCTACCAAATCTTCATCTTCGGGACGGAATGACCACTTGCCGCTTGGATCGACAATCATCCAAATCATCTTGCATTGCTCAGCCTTGTTTCTCATAGGAATAGGGCAACCCCAACCACGATAAGCACCATTTTTGCCAATCCCTTCACGAAGGACACGAGAGCCATGCTTGCATTGCGGCACAGGTTCGGCAGCAAATGTCTGCTGAATAAGATCAACTGAATCCGTAAATGCGGGCTCAACGTCAGCCGGTGGCTCAATTGTTGTATCCCAGACGATTTCAGCTTCTTTGTTTGTAGCACTTAGAAACTCCTTCTGTTCCTCAGTTCGTACACGAATTGGTGCAGGCTTACTCTTAGCGTCATTAACCCTAGCCATTTCAAGGCTACTTGCTCGCTTTCCCTTAGCAGATAATCCGAGATTTGCCAAGGCTCGCCCAATTGCACTCGTCTCGCAGTTTTCAAACCAAAAATCGCGATCAACACCACGATCCTTGCGAGCACCACGCGCATAACCAATAGCGGAAGGCGCAGAGTCAACATGGGTGCGGAATACCACAGCCTTGAAAACAACCGTTCCCTTTTCTTCATCATTGCTAATAAGCTCTGTAAGTATTGCCCCATCCTCAAATTGTGAGTAAAAAGCATGGATACGCGTATCAACATCTTCATAATTCTCCAAGTTGAACATCTAGTTCCTGTTTCCCTTCTTTGTAATCAATCTGCTCTTTAAAGCTCCAAATCGTTCCATCGTGCCACGTTTGGGCTTCCTTAGCGCAAGTAAAGCAGTAATGCCTGTCAATGACTTTGCCGCGGACAAATGACGTAATCGTCCACGCTGCTTGTGCTTGTCCCCTAACATGAGTAACGCCCCAGCGCATCTTGCAATAGTCGCACCATACGCCACGCTTACTCTGCGTAATCTTTGCCATAATCAGCCCAGTCCGTTCCGAGCGCCATTTCTCCCGCGAGCGCGGCATATGAGACGAGATCAATAAAACTATCCCGGTTTGGAGTTTCACAGATTCGTGAGACTTTGACCAACGCCATGCAGATACACACGTCCAGCGGATCAATTTCCCTTCCGAAATAACTACTCCATAGCTCAGAGATTCGCTTGATATTGACTGCGGGATGTCCGTATTCAAATCCTCGCTCATCAATAATGTCTTTTGCATCATCGAGTATTGCCTTGGCGGTGAACTGTTTTTGCCCTATTCCATCCATGAACGTAGCCCTTCTTGTAGTATTTTTCCTTCAGATTTTCCAACCAAACATAAGCTAATGACACAATGATCAATAGCCCAAACATGATATAAACAATTTGTTCTGCTGTCAGGTTATGTTTCATGCTTTTGCCAATCTACCCTGCAAATAAGCAACATGACGATCAATTATGTCAATTTCTTTTTCTGCATCTTCGACCATCGCCATGACGTCGCGGCGCATTGTGTAAAGCATTGCAATATGGCGAACAAGTTGTTCGCGTCTTTCTAGTTGAAACTGGATCTCTGTGTAAGTATCCATGTTTGCCCCTTTCGTTGTATCAAAAGGTAGGGGCTATGCAATAAAGCTACAATTTGCCGACCGGCGTGTCTTATAACGTTTGTATAACGGTGATTGTCAAATGTCGACAATTCCAGGCTGTTAGCCGTAACGCTTTCCCTCGACAATAAAGCTGCCATCCTTTTCGATAGGGATAGCCACAGGCTGTACACGCTTACGGTCAATATAGATAAGCCCGAAGCCTTTCTGCCAGTTCATCGTGCCTTTAGTGTAATACGCTTGACGCTCATCCATCAAGTGCCCAACCTCAAAACCCGTCAGAACACCCCTTAAAACGCCTCCAGAAGCCGTTGAGAAGGACGAAATCCCCTGCCTATGGGTATGACCACAGACCACCGACAATCCATGCCTCTTAGCGGCTTCTAGGGCTGTTAAACCCCCGTGTGGTTTGGTGCTCTGCTCGTCTCCATGCACCATAACCCAATTCTCATGAAACTGGTAGGGCTTCTGATGATAGGTAATGCCTAGTTCATCGAGTCTGAGAAACCGCTCAATGGTCAGTTCAGGCAACCCGATAAGACCGGGTAGACGTTTGCTTAGGGAGTTATAGAGTCTTGCGCTGTGGTTGGATCTACTGAGATGTTGAACTTGCAATTCGGATAAGACTTCGACAGTTGCATCACGGTCTCTGCCAATACTGCCAGACCACTCGTCTCTACCGGATGACCATCGGCTAATTGTTTGGAAGTCGATTTCATCGCCCACGCATAGAACGTCATCAGGCTTGTATTTTCTGATGAACTGGGCGACATTCTTTACTGCTTTCTTATCATGGAACGGGACTTGTAAATCGGATATAACTACGATTCGCTTAATCGTCATCATCCTCATCTTCGTATTGGTGATCAGGATTATCTATCTGCCAATCAGGTAGGGCAGGTCTATGGAAGGTGCTAGTTATGTAATCCATTGCTTGCTCAGGGCTAAAGCCTTGACGAGTAAGTGCGAGATAAGCCTCATGGACTTCAATAGCCCACACGTCAATCGCAGTTAGCGGCTCACGTTTATCTCGTTTAGCCCTAGCCGCTTTAGCGCGGCGAAGGTTAGCGAGTTCTCTTTTTGATAGTTTTCTTGCGGTCATTGGTTAGCAACTCCAGCACCATAGATTCGAGCTTTTCAATGCGCGCAACAATGTCCGATGATTGCAACATTGCTGGTACTTCATGGCGAATAATGTAGCGCAAACCACCGATAAGAATGGCTGCAATGCTAAGACACGCCAAGACAAATGCTGCCCAGTCTGTTGGGTTCATCGCCGTCCGAAAGCGGTGTCGTTAGGGTTTAGCCACCGCAGGATGACTGGCAGACTCGCGACCAGAGCTGCATTGACAATTGCAGGTACATCCCAACCCACCGCTAGGTAAGTTGCTATTCCTGCTGCTAGAAAGGATCTTGCCCAGCTTGCGGCTAC